GGGCCCTATCAGAGGGGCACACACGCGCGCGCTCGCGCGGGATTCGGCTGGACGACGGGCATGCGCGCGCACAATCGCGATCGGAAAGGCCTGACCCAAAGTTTTTTTGATGATTCTGTTGCGCTCTTGTGCTACAGTCATTATTGGACATTGAACCACCGGGGAATCAACCCCACAAACCGAGAGGACACCATGAAACTCAGAATCGAAATCGACGACGCTATGCGCGTCACAGTCTCCCGCCCGTGCGAGTCATGCGGCGTGATGGTACCCACCGACGAGTACTGCGGCGAAGATGGCAAGTACCTGTGCTTTGACTGCTACGGTCAGCAACTCGCAGATCGCAAGTACATCCACGATTGGCTCATCGTGCTCGTGGACTTCGACTGGACAACAGACGTTCGAGTCGCCATCCACAAAGAGGTCGCCACGGCGAAGACAATCGACATCGCAGACTGCTCATCACCCGACCCCGACGACGACATCTCGCGGTTCGGACCCGGCACATCCGCGCACACGCTCGGCATGGACGACATTGATGGTCTGCATGCTGACGTGAACGCGGTCTATTGCTTGGTCGATAGCGGACTCATAGACGGCCAGACGGCCCCCACCATTTTCAAGACCCAAGGAGGTGAGTGATGGACTACCGTGGAGGATACCTTGAGTTGCTTGCAGAGTGTTCAGACTTGAATGCAAAGAACAAGATGCTTCTGGCTGCGCTTCGGGATGCGCTCAAACTCCTCAGTGTCTACCGCGAAGACCACGCTTGCACGGACGAAAACTGCGAGGAGTGTGAGATTGTACTGGCCGCAGAGAATGCCTTGGGAGGTGCGTGATGCGCGTACTCGTAGCATGCGAATACAGCGGAGCAGTCCGCGATGCTTTCAGGGCCATGGGACACGACGCCGTGTCCTGTGACCTGCTCCCGACCGATGTTCCGGGGCCTCACTACCAAGGCTCTGTGCTCGACATCATCAACGACGGGTGGGACATGATGATTGCGTTCCCACCCTGCACCCATCTCGCTGTCAGCGGAGCTCGCTGGTTCGCAGCCAAGCGCGCGGACGGGCGACAGCAGCAAGCCATCGACTTCTTCATGGCGCTCGCCAACGCTGACATCCCCAAGATCGCCATCGAGAACCCGGTGTGCATCATGTCTACCCAGTGGCGCAAGCCCGACCAGATCATCCAGCCATGGCAGTTCGGTCACGGTGAGACCAAGGCGACCTGCCTGTGGCTCAAGGGTCTGCCGCAGCTCACCCCCACCGACATCGTGGACGGGCGCGAGCAGCGCATCTGGAAACTGCCGCCCAGCGAGGACCGATGGAAGCTCCGCAGCAAGACCTTTGCCGGCGTCGCGCAAGCGATGGCCCAGCAGTGGGGCGCGTAATGAGATTGAGCTGGCCAGCTCAGCTGGTTGGGGGTCGGAGTGGTGTCCTCCCCCCAGCCAGCACATCACCTGGCGGGCACGCGCACGCCCTATCAGACAGGCACACGCGCGCGCACTCGCGCATACCACGCCCAACTCGACAGGCCGGGTCGAGCAACCCACACATTGGAAAGACGATGGAAGAAATACAACTACCAGAATCACTGATGAAGCTGACCCTCATGGACACGCCGGTCGAAAACTACACGGTCGGGATCCTGCAAATGGAGGAGGACCTGCCGACAGGCGAGTTCGGTCAATATGAAGTCTGGTCCGCGGTGTACTCAGCTGGCGGTTTCCGCACGATTGAAGTGCTGCGGAACCTCTGCGGTGAGCTCAGGTTCACACTTCAAGACATCCAGACCAGCGAGAAGCCCAAGCTCATCGCAGCCACCGAGCTGTACGAGTTGGTCATCAGCGAGCTCGAAGAGATGATCAAGTTCTACCGCGTTGTCGCGTAGCAAACGCCACAGACGCACATGCGAGAGGGGGGCTGGGTTCACCTGGCGTGGCTCAGCCCCCTCCTCGAGCCTTCTTGGCCCGTAGCCTTGCAGCCCTACGCACCCGTCCTGATGGCGTGGCGCGAGCATTTTTCGGGTTGCCGGACCTCTCCTCCAAGAGGCTGCGCTCCATATGGTAGGTTCTACCTATAAAATGGCGACGTGCATCAATCGCACAGTCCCATACATTTGGCGAGGCATTTTCGATGGCCGCCCGGACAATCTGTCCACCGAAGGAATCCAGCTCATCAATCCACTCGTCGTCGTACTGATTATGAAGATACCTTGACAAAGAGTAGTAACACCCTGGGAGCCCTAATGACTGACCTGTACCCTGATGCCCCTCGCTCTTTGCGGTGGGGTCGATTGATATCGAAGAACCCTGAGATGCTTCGTGAGATCCCGCCGGGTGGGATTGAATCTTTCCATCGTCAGCTGGAGAATCACCTGAGTGGTTTGAAGCTTCGGAGTGAGGTTCAGGCTGGAGCTGTTCGTCTGTACCTGATTTGGAGGGAGCTCGAGTCATCGTTGGGTCGTTCTGGTGCATTCCATCAGTTTGCTGGTGTGGTCAATGAGAGTACCACGAAGGTCTTTAACTTCTTGCGCGGTGGTTCTGGCAAGACTCGGTACACGTCTGACCAGCTCCATGGTTGGTGTTGTTTGCTGACTCGGCACTGGATTTCAGATGGGTACCAGGTGCATGTGATCTTGCATCCGGGTGGTCAGATTGAGCCCATCGTATCGCCCATAGAGGTTGGTCCACTCGATAGTGTAGGTTCAAAGTGAGGTATCAGATTCCAGACCCTCGACTGTCCCAGCGTCCCCCTGCTCCCCCTATAGAGGGGTTCTGGATCCTATTATCTTCCTGCTCTACAGCTATCTCTGACCTTTATATAGGGAGCAAGGTTAGGACAGTTAGGACATTAGAGCAGTACAGCGTTTTTGCACGTCCCCCCGATCATCCATTTGTCCCAGGTGCTATCCCACTGATTGGTCAAATCGGACATTTTCTGACCGCATATACCGAAAATAATCCCTTGACGGCACCGATTGTGTCGTTAGATACTGGTCGAGGGTGATACTACATCTTGTGGAATCTAATCACGAATGCACAAGATTTAGTACACTCTCTCTCAAACACCACAAACAAAGAGAACATCATGCAAGCTATTCAGACCACCTTCATCAGTCCTACCGACACACTCGGTCCTCGCATCAAAGTGAGTGCCGGTGGCGAGTCGATGACCCTCGCCTGGAAGTCGGGCCTCACTGCCCAAGAGAACCACCACAATGCCGCAGTGGAGTTGGCAATGATCCTTGACTGGCTCCGTGGCGGGACCGAAGTGGTGACGGGTTTGCTGGGTGAGGGGACCTACGTCCACACCTTTGGTCCTGCTCGGGATGGCAGTACCTGCTCGATGTGTGGGGCGTATGCTCCTACTGCTGACGGGATGATTCACGAGGGTGCATTCATCTGCTCTGACTGTGTACACGACAACGATTTGGCGTCACACCCATGCGATGGTTGCGGTGTCCCTGTTCGAGAGGACGAGTACCTGGGGTACGACAAACCCGACGGGGAGACCGAGTACAAGTGTGAGAACTGTTTCGGTGAAAAGTACTCGGGCATCCCCGAGGAAGAAAGGCAGTGGTTTCCAGACGGCGACGATGGCTGCCGCCTGTCCGAGGCAGCACCAGACATGCTTGCTGCGCTTGAGGCGGTCATAGCCTTCGAGGCGTTCTGCGCGCCGTTGAACAAGATTGCAAACGCGAGCACCGTGTTCGCTGCCTGCCGTGACGCAATCGCCAAAGCAAAGGGAGGTGAGTGATGGCGAGTAAATCTGAAGCAGACTTGAAGGGGAGTCACGTACGAATCGTGAGCGGCTCATGGGCTGGTGAAACCGGACACATGATGGGAGGTGACTACGGACAGGACGAAGGTATCTGCGTGGTCAAGCTCGACAGAAAGGACCAAGGCTTAGACTGCCCTGGAGTAGGTACGTACGTGTATGTACACCCCGACAACATCGGTACAGATAACGAAAAAGGAGGTGAGTGATGGATGTGTACATCACCATCTACAGGAACCGGCTCAGCGATGATTGGGTCGAGATCAACATCGAGGCTTTCTACCAAGAGGACTGGGACTCGCTCGAGATTCTCAAGTGCTACGACACCTCAGACGACTCCGAGGTGGAACTCACGCCGGAGGAACTCAAGCGTGTCGAGGGTCCTGAGCTCGACGACTTCCTTGAGAGCAAGGGTCGCGGTGACCTAGTCGACTGGCGAAACCCGAGAATCCGATGACTGAGCGCACCGAGACAACCCCGAAAGACGACGACCAGGCGGAGCGGCTGTGCAACTGCATTCGATGCACCCGTGCCCGTCTGGGCCGTCCCCCCTTCAACGAGAGCATCTCGTACAAGATCGTGCGTGCTCAGAACCTCCACGCCAAAGGTCATTGCACCCAAGGCGTTTCCTAGATACTCTACGAAAACACCAAACAGAGAGAGGCAGCTATGCCATTGAAGATTGAGAAGATAACCCCGCACGTCGCATTCGCGGTCGAGTACCAAGGCAAGATCATTCCGATGTTCTTCTGCTACGACAAGGACCTGGCCCACCGGGTGTTCGACGGTTGGTACACAGCGGACAAGAACGAGGGCGTCCGTAATGGTCAGGCCAAGAAGCCCTCGGTGCTGGGTGACTACGGCTACACCGACGACGACGAGCGGGACGCCTGGTACTTCTGCACCCACCTTCTGTTCAACAAGATGAAGGGCCTGCCGGAGTTCGCAGATGAGCTGAGGCCGTACGCCTTCCAGTGGGACGACGAGTTCATCGTGCAGACTGCTATCGACAACGGGCTGCTTGGCTTTGACGAGGATAACCGCCCCGTCGACACCACCCAGCTCGATAATCCCATCCCCTCATGCACGGGCGGAACCGTGTACCCATACCAACTGGAGTGGCTCATCAATGGATAATGACGTGACAAACTCATCGACAATCGAACTCTGGAAGCAGTTCATCCAGTACGTGGCTGATAAAGACCAGCCAATGGCTGACAGCGACTGGTGCGAGGAGGCCTTGGCGTTCGCTGATGGCGATGTCCAGGTGGCTATGGTTCTGATTAGTCTGACCAACCATGCAGTGCTCTTTCACAAGATGGAGAGCACCATCGTCCCTGCGGAGGCGTGATGGACCTGAGTGACGAGAGGTTCCACCGCAAGACCATCCCTTGGGCTCAGCTGGAGTCTGAGGGGTACGAACCACGCAAGGTCATGAAGGAGGCGCAGGTCCAGAGGTTCTGGACTCTCGCCCGGAAGGCTGAGCATCGCTTCAACCATGTGACCCTGAAGCGTCAACGCGAAGAGGAGGGCAAGCAATGAACTGGATTGAAATCATGCCGTCGCTGGCGGAACTCGACGTGATTGTCGGCACGCCGGTGCGTATCCGACCGAAGCACATGCCTGTGGGTTGGGTCGAGAAGGACAACCAGGTACTGACCGTCCGCCCGTGGGGAGAGGACCATGCCACGCACTGCCTCATCATCGATGACGAAGGCACGAGCATGCCGGTGCCGTGGGAGGCTGTGACCATCGACCTTGAGCATCCGCTGGGTCTTGCTGCCGGCCTGATGATCATGGGTGAGCAGTACCTCAGGCTCAAGTCATACGCACTCTGCTCAATGAACTACAGCCTGCTCAACGAGATTCGATTCATCCTCGCTGCGGACTTGAAGTCCAAGGTGAGGGAACAAAACCAAACACACAGGGAGGTGTGAAATGTCGCAGGATAATACTGCAAAGATCAGCGGAGCTCTGGGGGTACGAAGTGTATTCCTGGCAGCACGCTTGGACCAGAAGCTGGCGGGCCGCTTCTACCACATGGAGGGTCAGTTCCTCTTGGGCCGCGATGGCCGTCACGTAACGAAGCGCCAACTGGCTGATGTCATGGTGTACATGGCAGGTCAGTACGCCAAGACTCTGACCATCGAGCAGGTTGAGCTGGGGCTGCTCGCCGCATCGAAGGAGTACGGTGAGATTGCTGGTCAGGACGTGACACAAGTTGAGGAGCCTGCCTCAGCTCAGGAGCCGGTTCAGTTCATCGACGAAGAGCCTGACGATGATGAGGCCGTGGAGATGGAGTCTACTGTCACTGACGACTCGGACTGGGTGACCGATAACTACGAAGAGGATGCGCCTACGATTCATGTCTCTCGAGGCAAACCAGGTGTGAAGCCAGACGAAGAGATGATCAGGCGCATGACTCAAGGCGAAGACCGCCTGACTCGTGACGACATCCACATCTCTACCCTTGAGCTCGCGCTGCGCTTCTACGACTTCATCGGCAACGACTTGGCTCGTCCCGAGACCGAGAAGGGTGTGCAGCACAAGGTGAAGCTGGCACTGGGCTCAACCATGAAGGCACTGGGCTGGAAGAAGCGGATGCGGAAGGGAGAGTGGGGATGGCACCCGAAGGACGACTCGTTCTTTGAGCAGGACGTACCTGTGATTGATCCTGACTCGGTTGTACTCCGAAAGCGTGACACCCTAGTCGAGCCAGAGGATGACCAGGCCCCGACGGAGCACTCCGCTGAGATCATTGCTGACGTCATTCCCAAGCTCTCCGAGAGGGAAGCTAGGTCTGCTAAGTCAGGTCAGGAGCAGCTGGACCCCGATGACGACTTGCCTTGGCCTGCCCAGTCAGAGATGGGTGACTTCACGGACGGGGAGCCTGAGCGCAAGAAGGAGAAGGTACGGTTCGTCAACATGATTGAAGGGACCGAGGAAGAGGATGAGCGTGAGCTCGTGTTCAGCTCAACCATGACGTTCTTCCTCGATGACAACGGCGTCGAGCGCATGGTGGAGTGGGACTCAGACGAGGGGGCTTGGACCTTCTACATCGAAGAGCAGGCAGTTTAGACCAAGGGTTGGACATTCTGGAGAGCGAGCAGGGAGGCATGTCGTGGGTCGAATAGATGCCTCAATACACCAAATGTAGTATACTTCCTACACCAACACAGAGAGAACAATGACAACCAATGTATGCGTGAAGAGCGGCGGACATTTCATACCGCCATGGAGTCCCCACCTGAAGAATATTCAGCGTAAGTACAGGTGCGACAACCCTGCTTTCGCTCAAGCTCAGTCGCTGCGCGACAAGGGCAAGTGGGTCGATATTCCCGATACTCATGTGTACGCATGTCACACGATTCCTTTTTGGCACAAGTGGGGTGGCGGTCTGATGATTCCCAGGGGAATCGACCTGAGCGAGTACGAGGACCTCCATCACGTTTCACACACAACATTCGGTCTCGCACCTTCTTTCATATTCCGCGAAGGCATTCAGCTTCGAGACTACCAACAGGACGCAGTTAGAAAATGGCAAACGGCTGGATGCGAAGGCATCATCGTGGCCCCCTGTGGAGCAGGCAAGACCATGATGGGTCTCGGAGCGATTCAGATCTGCGACCAGAAAACGATTGTCTTGGTACACACCTCTGACCTAGCAGTGCAATGGAAAGAACGGATTGCAGCTCAACTGACCACTGAAGACGGCAGTAGTTCCGTTCCCACGGGTGATGACGTCAATGTCACCATGTACGGGAATGGAACGAAGGATGACACTGGGGACATCGTCATCGCCAGCTTCCAGACCTTGGCACGGATGCGGTTCGATGATCTCCTGGAGTTTGGTAAGCAGTTCGGTTTGTGCATTGTGGATGAGGCCCACCACGTTCCTGCATCGACGTTCAGTGCCGTCATGTTCGGTATGCCAGCACGAGCGAGACTGGCTCTGACCGCTACGCCTGACCGGCCCGATGGGCTGAGCGACATCATGTACTGGCACTTCGGTTCAGCTGTGAAGCAGATTCACACGACTGACCTCATTGCATCTGGTCGGGTACTGGCACCCAAGGTGCAGTTCTTCGCCACGCTGTGGAAGCCAAAGGTTGATGGGGAGTGGACGAAGCTCATCAAGGGCATGGTCGAGGACCAAGAGCGCAACGCGAAGATACTCGATATGGTTGAGCGGTTTTGTCGGGGAGGGCGTCAGGTGTTGGTGTTGAGTGATAGGGTGAATCATTGTCAGCAACTGGCAGAGGCGATGGCTGAGAGGGGAATCCCTGCAGCAACCCTCGTGGGCAAGATGACTAAGAAACAACGAGCAGAAGTGCTCGAGCTCGCTGACAAGCGTGAGTTGTTGGCGGTATTCGCCACGACGGTGGCTGACGAGGGACTGGACCTGCCAGGTCTAGACACTCTGATACTGACCACGCCGACGAAGTCGATGGGGAGGATTCAACAGCGCATCGGAAGAATCATGAGGTACGCAGAGAACAAGCGTGACCCACTGGTCATTGACTGTGTCGATGCGGTCAAAGCTCTGTTCTATATGCATAAGAAGCGTTCACGGTTCTACACAGAGCTCGGATGCACAGTGCTTGGCATGGCGAGGACTGTGCCCAATGGTTTGTAGCAAGTGCGGAGGCAAGACCAGCGTGGTTTCTACACGCACGATCAACAAACCAGGGCGAGGCTCCGAGGTGAACCGCGTGGCCAAGGTGGTTGACTGGTACACCTGTGATTTTGTAGCGCGCAACCGCAAGTGCGTGGACTGTGGCTACGTCATGATGACGGCAGAGCTCATCCTGACTGACGTATCCGCGATGATTCAAGAAGCAGTCGATGGTCATGCACCAGAGCAATGAACAGTTTTCAAAACGACCAACAAATACCGTAGGAGGTACAGTGAATAAGGTCATCATCAGTGGGAATCTTGGGCAAAAGCCGGAGATTCGTGAAACAAAAGGCGGAATGAAGGTTGGAAACTTCAGTGTGGCCACGAATGATCGTGTAAAGCGCGACGGTGAGTACGTTGACGAGACTCAGTGGCACCGAGTGGTTGTGTTTGGCAAGGAAGCCGAGAACTGCGAGCGATTTTTGGACAAGGGGTCCAAGGTTTTGGTGGAAGGTAGGCTTCGTGTCAGCGATTACCAAGACAAGGAAGGGAACAAGCGCAAGAGCATCGAGATTATCTCGAATCGCGTAGAGTTCATGAGCAAACCACAGAATGGTATGGGTGAGCGAGCTCCATCTCGTCCAGCTGGTGGCTCAAGCTACAACGATGACGAGATTCCGTTCTAATGGAGCAGTTGTCACTCGTTTCTGTACCTGCCCCTCAGCAACCAGAGGGTATCGACCTTCGCAACTGCGGGATCGACAAACTTTTTGGTGAGGTGAGCGGGGCTCGCATGGTTTTCGTTGACCCACCGTGGACATACAGCAACAGTGGCGACAAAACTCGCAGTGCAGCGAGTCATTATCCATGTTTGACCATGGATGACATCGTTAGGCACGTCCGCAGCTCATACGATTGTGCTGCGGACGATGCCTATATGGTTGTGTGGGCCACGTTTCCCCTACTGGCGGAGTGGATGGCGGTGGCCACCCCCGAGAACATCCAGTGGACCTACGTGACCGGCGGAGCATGGGCCAAGACTGGAGCACCAGGCAGTGGATTTCACTGGAGAGGCAACGCTGAGCCCATCCTCATCTACAGGAAGGGCAAACCCAAGCCATGTACGACCAAGCTGCTGCGTTCGACGCACGTCACAGAACAGCATCGGGGCAAACACTCGAAGAGTGGAGAGGCACTCGCACACAGTGAGAAGCCGATTGCGTACCAAGCCAACATGATTGAGGTGTGGTCCAATCCCGGTGACCTCGTGCTCGACGTTTACGCGGGCCTCTGCAGCGTTGGTCGTGCTTGCGCGCGTACTGGCAGGAGATACATCGGAGCTGAGATTGATGCAGATCGTTATCGCTCAGCTGTTGACCGGCTGGCGCTGGATCGGTCTAGAAATCATGGGGTGTAGTTCAATCGGCAGAACGCCTGGTTGTTACCCAGGAAGTTGGTGGTTCGAGTCCATCCGCCCCAGTTTTTTTGAGAAGCCATGTCGGAGCTAATCTCGTGGCCGAGTACTCCATTGTGAAGCGACCCTGCTTCGACAACTCAAACAAGAGAAAACATCATGGCTGACGCCACACAAACACAACTTGACTACAGAACACTGAACATCGAAAAGCTGACTGCCAACCTTTGGGAAGCGGTTCAAGCAAGCAACAAGAACATGTTGGTTCTGGAACCGGGAAGTGAGTCTGGACAGAACTTTATGAACGTCCGAGTCTACTTCTTGAAAGATTGGGATGGCATTGAAGACGCAATTACTTTGGACGAAAGGGTCGTGTTCGACAGAAACGACTTCGACCTATCGTTACTCAAGTTTGTCCGCTTGATTATGGAGTTGGGTTACGAGCACAAAGCTCTGATGTGTGGCGCCCTCAACGACATTGAGACGCCGTTCATACCGGAAGATGGCTGTGACTCATTGCTCAAGCCTCGCATAGTAGACTGGGGAGACATGTCAGAAGCCGAGTACTTCAGTACGTATGCGGCGTTGACTAACGACATCAACATCAAATCAAAGGGAACCATATGTTCATGACTACCACCGTGAAGAAGAGCTCGATGCGCGGCACCGTGCTCACCTACGTCCTCTCAGAGCCAGGTGAGGAGACCGTCAACAGTATCGTTGATGATCTCTACCATGGCACTGGCACACGCAAGAGGGTGTTCAACGCCGTGTACGACGCGGTGTCGAACCTCAGGCAGCGCGGCTTGCTGTACTACGGAGACGGACCCAACCGGACGAACAGGAAGCTGCACGCTGTAGAAGGCGCAGCTGACTGTCTGGTCTAGCTATCGAGCTGTGAATCCGAACGTGACGGTGACTGATTCTTCGGGAGCCGTTGCGCTTTGACCACCACCGGATGTAGTAGAAGCATACGCCATCAGTCCTGTGCCAGTCTCAATACCCGTCGGGAAGTAGTAGTAGCAAGATGTGTTTGCTGGGCAGTAAAACTGGAACTCGTGCTGAGTTCCTGTCGTTCCAGACGTGTTCTCAATCACATGCACATACACTGCGTCAGCGGTGTTGGGGTTGGTGATTTCCACTGCGTACAAAGTTTTATTGCCAGAAGCAACAGCTTCAACGGTGAGGTCCGCATCAGTATCCACCACGATTGTGGTGACCAATGGGTTGGATGCAGTTGTTGTAGTTACAGCCATGCTTACCTCAAGCGCAAAGGAAAGTGAGGACTACGGTGCCAGGATCGCCCGTGTCGGAAGTTGCCGCTGCGTCTGTCACCCAGAAAGAAAGCTGAGTGAATGCAAGACCTGCAGGAAGCTGAAGAGTAGACGCCTTGTTCGCCTCAAGGTGCAGCATCAGGTCCGGTTGTGTAGTGCCGACGGTCACTGTTCCGCTACGCAGATAAATCTTGAGGAAGGCAGGGTTAGACGACTGATTGTCGAAATCAATAGCGTACAGCGTTCCAGAGCCACCAAAAATGTCAGAGCTCAGCGAATCACTCGCGTTGGACTCGGTGGCGATCTTGTAGCTCAAAGAGGTGTTCGAAAAGCCAGTTACCGTCAGTGCCATCAGATACTCCCAGCGAAGACATCGTATTCTACCAAACCTTAGTCCGTTGAACAAACGAGGACAATCACTAAATGTAGTGAGTGTCTTTGACAGAACCACGACCGTTCACTACTGTTGCTACACCAAAAGGAGATCACATGTCGGATGCAGACCAGAAAAAATTCGTAATCGATACCAACCCTGCCTTGAAAGCATTGTTCGATGAGCTCGGTGATTCGTACCGTGAAGTCGGCAGAGTGTTGGGAGTTTCGCACACACATCTGTGGCACGCCCTTAAGGGGGGGCGCAATCCGATCTCGGTAAACCTTCTAGCCAGGTATGCAAGCCTAGCGAAGGAGCGAGCTGGAGTCAGCATGGACCTGCTGATTACTTCGGACGGCAAATGTAAATGGAAGATCGAGCGCGTTTGATCTTCTTGGTAAAACCTTCCCCCCCGATTGATGGAGCGATCCGTGTGGATTCATGCAGCAGAGCGCGTAGCAGTAACAGAAGTAGCACAACGACTTGGCTTGACCTTGATGAAGGCCAACTCCCTTGGACCTTGCCCGAGTTGTCTAACAAAGGAAAGAGGCTCTAAAGACAAGCGCGGTGCCATCGGCATTCGAACCGACAACAAAGGTTGGGAGTGTCATCGATGTAAAGCCAAGGGATCTGGCATTGATTTGGTCTCTTTTCATATTGGCGGCGCCAAGTTTAAAGACTTGGACAGTGCAAACAAAGATGCGGTTCGTAAGTGGTTCGAAGGAGAAATCAGTTCTGGTATTGACTTGAGTTCAGAGCCACAAAAGCTCAGGGGTAGTCGACCACCACTCGATGAGGTGAAATCACTCTGGACGAGTTCAATGCAGTTGCACCAACTCGATCGGGATGACGAATGCATCAAGTTTCTTAAAACCCGCAATCTTGATTTGAAGGCGTTGGCCAAGTCCGGCGTCGTCCGATTCACACCGCAGAGAGCTAAGTATCAATGGCCATCGTGGTGGCCGCCAGGTCGTAGTTCACTGTGGCGGGTCATCGTTCCTGCTTTTGATGAGCTCGGCAACTTTGTTAGTCTGCATGGACGCGCGATTCGAACCCCAGAATCAGCACCAAAGACGTTGTGGCCCAAGGGCTACGAAGCGAAAGGACTATTCATGCCAAACCGATTTGCAGTCAAGATGCTCAAAGGCCTTGCTGTAGATCTGGATGGCGTGTTGTTCGTCGAGGGACTGACTGACTTCTTGAAGTGTGCAGCTGAAGTCGAGGATTTGAACCTGAAACTTGCCGTCCTTGGCGGCGCGTCCGGCGCCTTCGATTCGGTATCGAAACTCAAAATACCAAAGAATCTGAAAATATATATCGGTACGGACCCTGATGACCAGGGACGTGAATATGCCAACAAAATCAAGGTGCAGCTCGGCAATCGAGTGTCATACAGGATTCCTCTTGAGGAGCTCGTAGGTGGTCCTGATGCTTGATATTGATTCAGTCATTGACGGAAAAGAGGGGTCACCTCGACTCAGTGATCTGTTGGCCATGGCAGAAAAGCATCATGAAGTGAACGGCCAGTCCGGAGCCGATGGTCGCATCATGAGCATGCTTGAGATGCAGACCAACAAAGACGGCACACAGAAAATTAAATCTACGGTGCCGAACCTGTTGATCATTCTTCAACGCGACAAACGCTGGAAGAAAAAGATTTGGTTGAACGAGTTCAGCAACACCATTTACAACGTGGATCGACCGCTGAAAGACACAGACTATACGCGGGTCAAGACGTGGATGTACAACCAGTATGGAGTCCACTTCAGTACGGACATGATAGTCGAAGCAGTCAACTTTGTTTCAGAGGAGAATGGGCGAAACCCACTCGTATCGTGGCTCAAAGATATTGTGTGGGACGGTGTGCCTCGCATGGACGAATGGTTGATTCGTGGCTGCGGCACGGAAGATACGAAGCTTGCCAGAGAGATTGGCAGAAGATGGCTTGTACAATGCATCGCTAGAGCCATGGAACCAGGCTGTAAGGCCGACTGTGTGCTCATCCTTGTCGGACCCCAAGGCGCTCGTAAAAGCACGACATTCCGAATCCTAGCGTCTCCAGAGTACTTCTGTGACACGCCGATGGACATCGGTTCTAGCAATGCATACATGCAGATTCATCGAGCATGGATTTACGAGGTGGCCGAGCTGGACTCGATTCACCGTGCTCGTAACTCAAGTACGAAGGCGTTCTTGTCTGCACAAGAGGACACGTTCCGGGCGCCGTATGCACGCCAACCAGTGAGCCTGAAACGACACACCGTGTTCTGCGGTACGACCAACAAGGCTGAGTTCATCACAGATCAGACTGGTTCAAGACGCTACTGGCCGATTCAAATCGGAGCAATCGACACCGAATGGACGGAAACAAATCGCGCCCAGCTGTGGGCGGAGGCAGTGGTTGCATACAACAACGGAGAGAAGTGGTACCTACAAGACGAAAGTCAGAAGGAACTGGAAAGCCAATCTTCTGAGTTCAAGCAGATTGACCCGTGGCATGAAATCATCGACAACTGGTTGGTGACAAGCACATCCGGTGCATCGACTACAGACATCATGACGGAGGCGCTCAAGCTTGAGAAGTACCAGATGACTCGCGCTTCAGAGATGAGAGTCGCAGACATCATGAGAGATCTCAACTACGAAAAGGTAAGGCGTCGAATATACGGAGAGCGAAAATACGTCTGGAGAAAAATAAATCCCGACAACGTCATACCAATTGAAAAGCCGACCGCAGTGGTTGAAAATAAAGCAGAGGACTAGCAGCAATGTCAGAAGCAGAAGAGGGCACAAAGATTACCGACTGGTATTTGAACGAGGAGGACAAAGACCAAATCGTCGCCAAGTCCGGCAAGAAAACCATTCGAGCACTACCAGGTAGCGAAAAATTCTTGCTGTACGCAGAAGCGAATCGTGTGAAGAAGTTCGTCGACAACGGTTCGTACTACGCCGTCATTGGGTTTGGAGTGGATTTCTTTATCAACCGGGGTTTTTCCCACGATTGGGAGGACATGCCGAGTCGGTTCGACTTGATTGAAAAGACACGCAACACACTATTGGACCTTGTGGAAGATGGTCACACGTTTGATGAGTCGCAGCTCGATAAACTGTATGCTTGGTTGAACGTCAGTCCGTACGAAGCAATGGCGATGACCGAGCCAATCCGTAGGCAGCTCATCAACATTGTCGACATCATGTGGACGTCCTGTGTCATGAAAGGCAAGGCTCACGGTGTTCAATCGAACGATACCGCGCATACAATGATGATCGACACACTCCACGCTTGGTCTGACCGTGTAGTCATTCCGTTCAAGGGAGTTGGAGTGGCAAGGCTGCTTTCATGAAACAACAACTCGGCACCATAAAGAGGCATTGGATACAACCTCTCAACTGGACCGTAGATGTCGATCAAGACACCATACGAGTGTGTGACTCAAACAACGACCTAGTCGTGAGCTCAGCACTACACAGCTGCGTAGAAAAGTCTATCCAAGAGCATCTACAAGAAGCACAGGCAGTAGCAAATCTGGACTTGCTACTGTCCATGTGCGAAGAGGAAGAGGCCTAAGTACTCTTCTTGGTAGAGCGCTTGGTCGTCTTCTTTGCAGCGGGCTTCTTTGCAGCAGCCTTTTTGGCGGCAGGCTTCTTAGCCTTAGTCAAGGTGACCTTGTCATCCTTAGTGCCGAACTTACCGTCCGAACCCGCCTCGATCTTTGCCTCTAGGATGCCAACTTTGACCCGAAGTTGCTGGGCCTCGCTGACTCCTTGCTCGAGCTCGACGATGTATCGAATGAGTGTATTGAGCACATCGTTTGTGTCGTATCCTGGAATGACGAATCTCCCAGGCTTCCGTGCTTCAATGATTGCGTCTACTTTGTCTTTCAAACTCATGTTTGACTCCTTCATATTCGTAGGCATGGATTCAGCCCAGGCCATTCTCTCACAGAGACTATGCCACCAGTAGCTCTCTCGATTCCGATTGCCAGTGGCAGTGACGGTGTTTTGCGTCCGTATTCCAAATCTCTGAGGTATCCGATACTGATTTTCATATCGAAACGGACCAATTCACCATTCAACCAAACGACAAACTTGGCTCTCGTACTTCGACCCGGCAGGCTCTTACGATACTCAGCTATGACCATGCGACACACCTTGTGAAAGCAGACTATCGGAATGACTGCAGTTTGTCTACATGTAGGTGTGGCCGGTTGACACACATTGTGATACTCAGTACTCTCACCAGAAGAGAGGAACATATGGACCAAGCAGAACGCGAAGCGTGGCTCGCAGAACGTCGTAAGGGCATGGGTGGCACTGATGTCGCCGCTATTATGATGTCTGGAGCTGATTCATCAGAAAAGCTTGGTTCATTTGAAAACAGCCTATTCAAGCTGTGGTCCGAAAAAACTGGACTGTATCCAACAGAGGATATTGACGACGCGATTCTGATGCGTGGTCGGGTCATGGAAAAGTATGTCTGCGAATTTTACGAGCTCCATCTTGGGGAAGGTTGCAAGCTCTGGGAAGAAGGACTGACATGGCATCCGACTCGGCCACGCATCTTTGGCACACCAGATCGGCTTGTGGAGCAGGACGGTGTGCGTTTCGGTATGGACGCTAAGACTCGCCGCATGAGGCTTGGGTGGGGGCACTCGGGCACAACTGACGTGCCACTGGATGTCGAGATTCAAATGCGAGTGTACATGGAGATATTTGACGCTCCATACTGGGACATCGCCACGCTGTTCAGTCTCGATGACTTCAGGGTCTACAGAATTGAACGTGACAAAGAGCTCGGGGAATCGATTCTAGACGTCGCAACTGCGTGGTGGGACAAGCATGTCGTAAACGAGATTCCACCAGACGTGGACGCTACAGACGCTTGCAAGAAAGTTTTGAGCATGATGAACGAGCGCGTCAAAGATACTCCTCCTCGAGTGGCGACTGTGGCTGAAAAAGACCTGCACGAAAAGCTTGTCGACGTGAAGTCGAAAATCAAAAAGCTTGAGGGAGAGCGCAGGGAGATGGAAAACATCCTGCGCGCCAAGATCGGTGAAGACACAGGCATCCAAGGTATCGCAACTTGGAAAGTCAGTCGTCCAAGAAAGGTGTTCGATAAGGATGCCTTTCGTGAGAAGCATCCCAAGTTATACGACAAGTTCGTCGTTGAAAAACCAGGAGCTCGCATACTGCGAGTAAAAGAGGCAACATGAGCACAGCAATCACAACCAGAGATAAACTGGTACATCTCAACGACTTCCTTGAAAAGAAGAAAGGCAGCCTGATTAGCGTCGCGCCTGATGGCGCCGATGTGGACCGCATCATCCGGACTGCGATGTTTGAGGCGTCAAAGAACGAGCGCCTTGTTCAATGCAGCCCAACGTCGGTTTACATGGCGCTGGCTAAGGCCTGTGAGCTTGACCTTGTTGCTGGTGGAGCGCTGCATCGAGCCTCGTTGGTGCCCATGTGGAACAAGTCAAAGAAGACCTATGATGCTGAGCTATGGATTGAATACACGGGATTGATGGAGCTTGTGCTCCGTTCTGGGGATGTGTCTCATTTCACAGCTGAGGTCGTCTATGAGAAGGACGAGTTCGAGTGTTCGTTTGATTTGGAGGGTGGCAAGAAGCTGCATCACAAGCAGTTCTTCGATGGTGACCCTGGTCCTCTTCGACTGGCATACGCAGTGGCGCACTTCAAGAATGGCGGCCATCAAGTTGAGGTCATGAGACGTGACCAAATCAACAAGATTCGCAAGTCATCTCGTAGTCCTGACTCAGGCCCTTGGGCGCAGCACACCGAGGAGATGTGGCGCAAGACTGTTGTTCGTCGCATCTGCAAGTACTTGCCGCTTTCACCGAAGACAAAGGCAGTCGTCGAACACGACATCGCTAGCGACTTCAACGAACCAACGGTGCTCGATGCAACCTTTAAGTCCGACGTTACTGAAACGGACAACACGCCAGCACCAGAAAATGTTATTGAAGTTCAAGAAGCCAAGCCCAAGCGTAAGAGGAAGACGAAAGTGAAGGACTTGGTTGAACGAGCTCAGGCAAACGACTTGCCAGAGCCAGAAGAAGATTTCACCTCATAAGGAGCACCCATGTCGCTACTCGACGAAGCCGCAAGTAATCTTTCCCCATACAAGCTGATGATGTCTGAAAAGGCAGGCAAGGAAGTAGAACGCAAGTTCATCATCCAGCCGCAACGGTTGATGGACATTCTCAAAGATGAGATGAATGGCCGTGTAATCGACAAGAAAGCCAAGAAAGAGTTTGCGACATATCGCACTAAGCTCAAGACCACTGAGTGGACTTTGAAGGGCACGCTAAACTTCGTCGATGGGCCACTGTATCGTGAGCAAATCGGTAAGACGATTCAGAGCATGAAGAAGCACATCAAGCTTGTGCAGCCAAATGGTGAATGGTGCATCATGGACTATGAGGCAGACATTCGACCGAACGCTGCAGGTGACGACGCAATCATGCTTGCCGTCAAGTTTGTCGACGCCAAGAACGAGCGTGATCTGCAGTATCAGAACGGCGTTCCCTTGGTTGATGTGAAGGTCGACGTCAGTGGCTCCAACAAGGAGCTCATCGAGGCGATCCAGGCTCAGAACGCAGCATCTAACGGTGGCGACCCAGAAATGAAGGCGCTCCTGAAGCAGCTCGCTGCATTGATGATTCAGAAGGAATCTGCAACGACTGAGGCTAAGCCAGAGGCACCCGCCGAAGAGGTGGAGATGCCTACCGACTTCGAAGGCTAATGCCACTATACGTATTCAAATGCGAGGACTGTGATGTCAGAGTCGAAGTCCTCCAAGCATTTGGTGATCCTAAGCCCAGCTGCGAAAAGTGCTCTAAGGACATGGAGAAGCAAATCGCACTGACCAGCTTTGTCCTAAAGGGCGGCGGCTGGGCCAAGGATGGATACGGTTCGACCGATGGCTGATCATTCTCTCGACGACATCGTCCACTCCATTCAGTCCGCTGTTATAGCGGCGACCGACATCGCGGAACGTCATGAACTGGATTCGATTACGAACCAAGAGTTCTGGGAGCTCAAGGTTGATGAGAATGGAGAGCCGATTACCGATGACGACGGAAGACACATATATGCACCTCGCATGGTCGTCATGGAGCTCCCAACATGGGAAAATGGAGTACTGGTACACAAGAGAGTTCCGGTCCCGCTCCAGTCCCTCACGACTGGTCAGAGCCTACGGGTGGATACGCTCGAGGTTGAGATGTCAGTGGAGATCTCTGGTCTCACTGCGGACAAGAAAAAAGGTCAACTGATGGTGCGACCCTGCGCCACGAAGCCGTCGTGGTTCAAAAAGGAGAGCAATGCTGCTAAACTGAAGCTGGTTTTCAAGGGCAGCGAACCACCTGAAGGTTATGCAAGAATTGACGACCAGCTCATCAAACTGCTTCCTTAAAATAATCTTATGTCAACCAAGAGAACCAATCCTCCTCAAGAGATAGAAATGGAGGGCGCCACTATTATAGGCGCTGCGCCTCTGTCACAAGAGCGACGGACAACTCAATACGGGACGACGGACGTACGACAATACGACGGTAGTGGAGACGTTTTTCTCGAAACCTTTATGGCTGGAGACGAGGAAGTAGTTTTAATTTCAAGTAGCGATTTGCGAAAGCTTTCAGGAATCCCTGGGGTCGACGGATATAGAACCTACAGTGGAAGCGCTGAAGATAGCGAACTTGTTGGCGGGCCTTCATATGATGAAGCGACAGGATTCGCCGAAGTGCCTGAAGCAGATTTCGTATCTCGGGAGTATTTGAGTCGAAAAAAAGAACCAATACCTTCAGCACCAGCCAGAATGATAAATCCTCAAGCTGGTCCTAACGGTCGAGCGTCAACCAACCCGCGATACGAATCTTTAGAACCGGGCGTAAAGCGTAGATTAGACCAACAAGGAATCACCAGAAGCAAGTACAGAGACTGGCTCTACAGCGTTAATGAAGAAAACCCTGAATGGATCTCTTGGTTCAAAAAATACGCAAAGAACAACCCCACGCATCGAAAAACCGAAGGGTCTGACGGATTGGCGACCGTAGTAACCCCTCATATCAATGTCGGTGGAGGGTTCCATTTTATTCCGGGTGTATCGGTAGATGGTAAGCCCGTTTACTTCTACGATAAAACTGGATCTCTTGAAGACAAACGAAGTTTAGGAGAAAGGGTAAGAAGGCTGAAAATACCGGGCTCACCGGGGTCATATTCTCATCAGGTGGCAGAGTATGACAGGAGTGAGGTAAGATCAGATCGACGACCTCGATTGTCCGGTAAAGATCTCGCAGATGCATACAAACAGGCGTCTACTGGCTCGTCGCGTTCACCCCAAGAACCGCAACGTGAGCCCACTGAAACCGCGCAGACGACGGAGGCTACTTCGCAGAAAGGGTCGTCGTTCGAACTGTTTGAGCTTCCGGTGGTCGATACCCCTAAGGGTCGTCGCCGTATACCCCAACGACTTACAGATAATGAAACACTCATGGAAAACATGAGACAAAAATAGGAGCTCATCATGGCAGATTCCGGCCTCGTACAAATGTCATCGCAGTTCGGTGGCCTTCCAATGGAGCAACTCATTGGTGGTCCCCTCAAGGCTGCGTGTAACGCTCAAACCCTGCTGGCTAAGGCATCCAGCGACTTCATCAAGGATGTCGGTCTCAACGACGATGGCAAGGGCAACCTGTCAGCTCGTACCGTCGACTTCGGCTTCAACAAGCCAGTCCAAGATGCTGCTGGCAACACGAAGATGGAGAAGGTGGACCTCCAGGTACCCCTGCTTGCCATCATCAACACGCCATCGCTTTCAGTGAAGGAAGCCGAGGTACGGTTCACCATGGAGGTGAAGTCCTCCACCTCGAGCAAGCAGACTTCAGATAGCAAGGCTGACCTTACAGCCAAGGCTAAGTACAACGCTGGTCTGTTCTCCTGCGAGGTCACCGTGCATGGCTCTGTAGCCAACCACAGCGAGAACACCCGTAGCAGCGACAACAGTGCCAAGTACGACGTGAAGGTCGTGGCTCGCGATGACGGTCCTCCAGAGGGATTGTCACGGGTTCTGGACATGCTGAACGACGCCATCGCTCCTACTCAGGGTGTGGCTGCAGCTCCAGCTGGCAAGTAACGTCCCCCTGACCCCCCCACCCATATCGTCTGTTCCCATCTCGGGGCGTGAGCATGGGCGATTCCCACCGGGTGGGGGGGTTAGGCTATCTACTTTTCAACGATGTCAAACAACTCGTCAACGCGCTTCTTCATGCGCTTCATCTGACGATCAACGTCATCACCATCGAAGTCGGCAGAGATACTAGATGTCTTCTTCTCGATGCCTGCCAGCTTGGCCTTGAGCCCTTCAATCTCTGCCTGCATGGCAGCACACTTGGCTGCACAAGGAGGAGGCTGCTGACCCTCAAGACCCTGATTCTGGGACTCAATCTCCAGCTTCTTCATCTCCCGCTCGTGCTTCTGCTCAGCCCAGTCACGGTACAGCTTGAACGCTTTCGAGCCGCCGGCGACGGCCATACCCGCTAGGGCAACGGCCACCACAGGTGCGTGGTCACCACCGAGTGCTTGAGCTGCATCAGCGGCAGCCGTAATGTCGGAAGCCACACCGAGCGTTTCTGAAAGCTCTGGGGGATCTTGGCCTAGATCGAGGTTGGCGATGTCGACGGGTGTGGCAGTTTCTGTTGGTGATGGCATAGCTGTATTCCTTACTTGTCGCGGTCAAGAATCCGATCGAGCTTAGACACAATGTCGTTGTGTACTTTGGTCCGAGCAATCAAGAAATCTTTGGACTGACTGTCGGCATTGTCCCGATATTCTTGAATCACGCGGTCATATCTGTCTCTCATCTTTTCAGTTCTGAAATCGTAGTCTTTTCGAATCTCGTCAATCTGCTCTTGGAAGCCCTCTACGAGCTTGTCCAATCGCTTCTGCATCGTGATGAACTGGAACACCAGAAACGCCGCGAAGATACCGAGGTGACCATCGGCCAACAAGGAATCAACGAGGGCCTCCATCAGACCACTCGTTTGGCTTCTTCAGGCACCAGGGTGTAGCTAAACGAGTTGCCCCAGTTGTCTCGAGCCTTGTAGCAGATGTCCATGAACTCGGCGAAGTCATCGGCGTTCGCAAACACTTGGCATCCAGCTGACCACCGATCTACTTGCGTCGAGTGCGCGCCGGCCTTGTGAATGTTGATGCCGTAGTAGCCTTCAGTAATAGACTCCACATCACAATCAATGATGTCGTCTTTATTGCTGTCACGATAAGTCTTGACCTT